CTTTGATATGGAGAATACATAATGGATAAACCTCCTTTAAATACTGTAGCAATAGAACAATTTATAAACGCAGTCAAAGGTGCAGAAGCAAGTCGTGCAAAAGAATTAAAACTAGACCTGCAAACTGCTAAAAATCTTGCATTTACTTTAGGTATAGTTATGTCAAGGTTAAACGGCAATTTAGAAGAACTTATTCAAAAACAAAATAGTAATGCTGACGAAGTCATTGAAGTAAAAATGGACGGCGGAAATAGTTGGTGATAAACTACTAGTTTAACTCATAAAAGAGATAAATATATGCGTAGTTAATATATAGGATACGCAATATGAGTAGACCAAAACCAAATATTATATTAGAGAATATTGATAAAAAAACTTATAAATCAGATCAAGTTTTAGAAGCAGAAGCAATATGGGCTGTCTTTTATAAAGGCAAGCCTTTTAATCTCAAAACTGCTAATATAGTTACAAACTATCCCGGACCAAAATATAAGAAGGTATCTTTTTCAAATCCAGGACATGCAATTAACCTTTCTAAAAAATTAAATGAACAATTTAATTGTGACGACTTTAATGTTGTCAGACTAACAGAAGGTGAAGAGCTAGTGGCTGGATGAACTGGAAAGAAACATATACTAAAATCTTTTTAAGTCAAGCAGGTAAATCTACAAACGAAGTCGCTTTTAAAGAGCATTTTTCTAAGTGGTGGCAAAACACTCGTGAAAAAGAACAAGGCGGACTACGGCTTACTGAAGAAGGCTATAGGTTCATTACACAAGATATTGAACTACAAACATACGAAATACCATACCCACCAAATTTTGAAATTACAACACAAGTAATAATTTTTTTAGATAAGTTTATTGACTGTCCATACTACTTTGATCGAAGAGGTATTGTTGTTACAGGAGAAAAAAAAGCAATGGAACTTAGTTTATTTTCAGGTGATATACGTAAGTATGGATTAACAAAAGCAATGAATCGACAAAAAAATTAGATTTTGGCAAATAAAAGGTTGACTTTTATCCTAATGATGCTATTATATATACATACTTAGAAATTAAGTATGGCACTGATAAAATACATTATAGGAGTACAAAATGGAAGATATCGCAGTAAGACAAACTAGCCCAAACAAGGCTAAAAAAGCAATTAACCACGCAATTCAAAAGAAGCGTCCAATCTTTATATGGGGACCTCCGGGCATTGGTAAGTCCGATATTGTTCACCAAATTGGTGAATCAATTGACGCCCATGTAATTGACATTAGACTTTCTCTTTGGGAGCCAACTGACATTAAAGGTATTCCGTATTATGCCGCTAATGATAACACTATGAAGTGGGCACCACCAGTTGATTTGCCAGATGCGAAGATGGCAAAGAAATACAAAAAAATTATTTTGTTTCTAGATGAAATGAATTCAGCGGCACCAGCAGTACAGGCGGCCGCTTACCAACTTATTCTTAACCGTAAGGTTGGAACATATACACTGCCAGACAATGTTGTTATTGTTGCAGCAGGTAATCGAGATGCTGACAAAGGTGTTACTTATAGAATGCCTGCTCCGTTAGCAAATCGTTTTGTACACTTGGAATTAAAAGTCGATTTTGATGATTGGTTCCAGTGGGCAGTAGCTAACAAGATACATAATGATGTTGTTGGTTACTTAACTTTTAGCAAGAAAGATTTGTATGATTTTGATCCAAGATCACCAAGTCGTTCTTTTGCAACACCTCGTTCATGGTCGTTTGTATCAGAATTGATTGAAGACGAACTAGACGAAGATACTACTACAGATCTTGTAAGTGGTACTGTTGGTGAAGGACTTGCTGTAAAGTTTATGGCGCATCGTAAGGTTGCGTCTAAAATGCCAAACCCAAGTGATGTATTACTTGGTAATGTAAAAGAGTTGAAAACTAAAGAAATCAGTGCCATGTATTCCTTGACTGTTTCACTCTGCTACGAACTAAAAGAAGCATGTGATAAAGGCGATAAGAAATTTGACGATAAAGTTAATAACTTTTTGCGTTTTTCGATGGATAACTTTGAAACTGAATTGGTTGTTATGGGAATCAAACTTGCCCTCACACAGTACTCCCTTCCAATTGATCCAGATGAAGTTGAATGTTTCGATGAGTTTCACGACAGGTTTGGCAAGTATATTAGAGCCGCACAAGAGGCCTAATACTTTTGGGTGGATAGGCAACTGTCCACCCATTTTTTTACTTGACATTTATAAGTAAATATTATATAATAAGTATATAAATTAGAGGAGCAAGGCACATGAGTTTAGATACAAAAAGTTTTCAACCAGTAGAACTAGAACCTGAAGCATTAAAAGTAATGCAAGAAGAAGTATATGATAGGGTTATTGTAGCTAGAATTGGTTTGCTCTTACGTCATTCGTTTTTTGGTAATATGGCTACTAGACTTAAAGTAAAAGCATGTGACGACTGGTGTCCTACTGCCGCAACAGACGGCAGACATTTATATTACAACACACAATTTTTTAATATGTTATCTAACAAACAAATTGAGTTTGTTATTGCACACGAAATCCTACATTGTGTATTTGATCATATTATTAGACGTGAAGATAGAGATCCTCAAATTTACAACATTGCCTGTGACTATCTAGTAAACAATGTACTAGTTAGAGATCGCATTGGTGAAAAAGTTGACCAAGTTCCAATTTTTCAAGACTTTAAATACGACAGATGGACTTCCGAAGAAGTATATGATGATATTTTTAACAAATACGATGAAGAAGAATTAAAACAACTAGGTGAACTATTAGACGAACATGTCGACTGGGAGAAAACTGCTGAAGACGGTACGCCTAAAACTCCTGTAAAAGGTAAAGACAGTGAAGGACAACCTAAGTATTCAAAAGATGAACTTAAAAAAATACGTGATGAAATAAAAGAAAATATGATGTCGTCTGCACAGGCGGCTGGTGCTGGAAACATGCCTGCAGAGATTGAACGTATTATTAAAGACCTTACTGAACCTAAAATGAATTGGCGTGAAATACTACGCCAACAAATTCAATCTACAATTAGGAACGATTATACTTTCCAACGTCCGTCAAGAAAGAATTGGCATAGTGGTGCTATTCTTCCAGGTATGAACTATGACGAAACAATTGATATTTGTATTGCTATAGACATGAGTGGATCAATTGGTGACCATCAAGCTAGAGATTTCTTAAGTGAAATTAAAGGTATTATGGAACAATACGAAGATGGTCGTATTACTGTATGGTGTTTTGATACAGCCGTTTATAACGAGCAAGTATTTGAATCTGCATCAAGTGATGACATTGCTTCATATCAAATCATTGGTGGTGGCGGTACTGAATTTGATTGTAATTGGGAGTACATGAAAGAAAATAATATTAATCCTAAGAAACTAGTTGTTTTTACAGACGGCTATCCTTGGGGTAGTTGGGGTGATGAAAATTACTGTGATACAGTATTTGTAATACATGGTAATGAATCTATTGTTGCTCCTTTTGGACATACAACTTACTATGATGATCACAAACAAAAACAAGCAGCTTAAAGCAAATCATTTAGATTTCTTTAATGTAAGACAATTAAAACACTTACCTAGGCACTTTGAATCTATCAATTTGCCTATGAAGTATAACCTAGAGACTAGTCTTTCAAAATGGATAAAGGATAATCTTAGAGGTCGTTACTATGTTGGCAAAACTGTAAATTTAGATAGAAATAATCAACTTGCAACATTAGTTTGTATTGCTTTTGAACAGCCAAAAGAACTTTCTTATTTCACTTTGGCATGTCCTCTTTTGAAATACAAGTAAATATATACGCACATAACTAATTAAGGAGTCGTTAATGAGCAAAGAAAATAAAAAACCAGAAGCAGTAGAAGCAACACCAGCACCTACTGAGCCTACTGGTGAACAAGCACAAACAACACCTAATCCTGAACTTACTGTTCAAGACTTGGGTAATTTGAAACAAATCATTGATGTTGCAAGTCAACGTGGGGCATTTAAGCCAAACGAAATGATGACTGTTGGTCAAACTTATAACAAACTTGAAACATTTTTAAACGCGGTAGCCGCACAAGGTGAGGCTCCACAAGGAGAGAAATAATGGCAACATTAAAGCATATTGGAAGAGTGGTTAAAAACCAACGTAAAGTAATCGTAGCATATAGATTAGTACCAGGTACTGACGATAAAGCAGTTGTTATTCCAACTGAAAACTTAATGGCTGAAGAACACGATACTGTGATGAGACTTTTAGAATCACCACAAGGTCAAGACGCTTATGAGTTTGCAGAATTAATGGCTAGAAATGTTTTGCCTGATGGTAGAAATATTTTATCAGGTTTTCATACAACAGGAAGAATGCAACAGGTCGAAACAAAAGACATTGAAATGACACCTGATTCTAAAACTGTAATAAACTTAGCTGAACTAAACAAAATAATTGCTGATCAAAAAGGTGTAGCAATTGAAGATTTAGCACTTAAAGGTCCTGAAGAAACAGTAACTGAAACAGTTCCTTCGGGTGAGCCGGTTGAAGCACCTAACGAAGGTGTTTTAAGTGATGAAGACTTAGCTAAACAGTACAGAAGCCAAGCTGATGCAATGTTTAAAGAAGCACAAAAACTTCGTAAACAAGCAGAAGAGCTTTCACCAACGAAAGCCAAAAAAGCTGAAGCTAGTGCCAAGGCGTAAAAAGCTACCAACAGAAGTAATTAAAGACTGGCCTGACGTACTTAACGACGTAGACGTAAACGTTGTACCCGTTGAGTATCTACATAGCATAAGGGTTATTTTTAACGATGGCCGTATATGGGATTTAGATATTGAAAAGTCTCGACAAAAGACTAAGAAGGTAAATATAGAAAAGGAACTTCATTCGTTATTTCAAGAATACGAAAATGCTATTAGCAACATCGATTTTAGGCTTAATACAGATAGATTAAAAGCTGATATTAAGAAAAGAACTAATTTATTCATGAAAAAACGTAGGTAGCAAGTATCTGATAAAAGACATAAATAGTAGTATAGAAATGAAATACTCAGGAGCAAATAAATGGCACTAAGACTTAGAAGAGGTACCAATGCTGAACGACTTCTTATTACTCCTCTTCAAGGAGAGTTGATCTATGCTACCGATACTAAAAAAGTATACGTAGGAGATGGAACTACCGTAGGAGGCGTTGCAGTTGATACAGATACTACTGTAGGTACACTATCCATAAATGATTTATCAAATGTTGATATTGCTTCGACACCACCTTCCGTAGGACAAGTTTTAAAATGGGATGGTAGCAAGTTTGCACCATCAGATGATATTGATACTAATACCGGCGGCGCAGGTATTGTTGAAGGTAACAATTATAGAATTAGTATTACAAGTGGAGACGATAGCTCAATACTTGTTAACAGTGACAATGGACAAATTAAAGGCGATTTACACGCAGATGTTTACGGTAGTGACAGTGCAGTAATTGTAGACTACTTAAATAGTAAAGTAGTAGGGCCAATTGATACAGCTTCATTAGAAATTAATAATATTCCTATTACAACAAGCGGTACTGCAATAAGTGTAACAGGTGGTTTTGTTGGACCATTAGACGGCGATATTACTGGTTCAGTGTTTGGTGACAACAGTACAACACTAGTAGACGGTGTTGCTAGTAAAATTGTTGGACCAGTCGTCAACAAAGAAATTGATTCTGGAACAATCGTATTAGAAGGTACAAATTCAACTGGACAAAAAGCAGGTATAAGAATTAACTCAGACGGTAATGCTGATGATGATTATGACTTGTTAACTGTTAACAATGCTACTGCTGGTGCTTTATCAGGACAGGTATTGTTTATTAATTCAAGAGGTACATTAACGTCTCCAACTGCTTCAGCAACTGGTGACCAAATTTTAAATATTGTTAGTGTAGGTTATGATTCAGGAAATGCTGCAAAAGTTTCATCTAGTATCTTAGCAAAGACTTCCGGTACAATAGGTTCAAACGTTGTTCCAGGTACTATAACTTTAAGTACAGCTAATGCTGCAGGTACATTAACATCTGCACTAGAATTAGATCACACACAACAAGCTACATTCGGTGGTGCAGTTAAGTTAGCATCTTATGCTAATAGTAGTGCAAGAAATACTGCTATTACAAGTCCAGCAGCTGGTATGATGATATTTAACTTAAATGATGATAGTACTGGTGTTCCAGTATTCCAAGGCTATGATGGTAGTGCTTGGATAGACTTACACTAATCGTTAATTAAATAATCTAAATCGTTGTAAAATCTAAACGTAGCTACAGATCTAGTTTCTTTATTTGGATTGTAAACTGCATGTGGTTTGTCTATAGCTAGTAATGCAGGTTGTGTTAATTCAAATCTAAAGACTTCTTTACAATTTTTAGGATCGTGTCCTCCACAATCATAAGAAGTATATAATACTTCGTCTTGATTTTTATCAATTATCTCATACCAGATAGTTTTACTATTAGCATAATGTTCTAAAGGAATATTAATAGCCCATGATGGTTGAAAGTCTGTAGAATATTCAATATCTTCTGGTTGTTCTGTACCTACTGAGTCTGTACTATCTGTACTATCAGTATGAATAAACAAGCACTTAGAATCTGTAGGATCAGTTACTTCAATACTATTGTTTAAGTTGTCAAAGAATATTAACTGCCGCATTTTCAAACCCATCTCTTCAAATGTATTATAAAGATTAGGAATCTTTTCTTTAACTTCATCTTCAAAATGACACCACCATAATTGGTCTGGATAACTATATTTGTATCTAAAGTCGATAAGTTCTTTTTGTAAATTTTCCCATTCAGGCAAATTTAAAAATTGTGCGTATTTCATTTCTTATACTCCGGTATCCTAAATAAATGATCAAAACTTTTTTGCTCAAACCATTTAGCAATTTCTTTAGACGTTAAATTATATTTTAACTTTAGTTGTTGTAACTGTTGCTTATTATTATTTATAATACTAAAAAAAGCAACCAAGTTATTAGTTGTTGCTTCTTGTATGCGTTCTGCTTGTGCATCTTTAACTTTGATAAACTGTTTTATATTTGATACAACTCCATCAAGATTGTTAATATCGTACTCGTGTGTGTAAAAATTATCAAATATATCTAACCCTCTATTTTTAGCAAACTGTTTACGTTCGTTGCAATCAGCAAGTATAAATGGATGCCTATTAACAACAGCTCTCCAAGTTTTTTCAGTAAGAAATTTAAAATCATTAGCAGGAGGATAAACATGTCCTTCTGCTATTACACTAATACATGTATTTGTAAATATTTTTTGATCTATATAATTAGGATCTTTAAAAAATTCTTGATCTAAATATGCGTTTTGCTTCCATTCTATTCCGTTTGCAGAACTATATTCTTTAGTATTAAAATATTTGTTATCTATTTTGTTTTCAGCATACTGTATGAAAGTTTCGTATTGTTGTTTATTATAATCTAATAAACTTCTGCAATCATTATCTTCAATTAAATTTTTAGGTTTAAAGAAACTCCAGGAAGCCTTTCCATCAGTAAGCATACCGGCATCATAAAACTTACTTAATAAAGTTATTCTATTTGTCCTGTTTGGTACTCCGCCTAAAAATAGATATTTGTTACTTTTACTATTCCAAGGTGGTAACGGATAGTCACTATAACTTTCAAACATAGCGTTTGCACTATAGTCAAACTCTACTATATTAAAGTTAATGTTTCTGTTGTTTAATTCTTCTTGATAATCCCAACAAATACCACATACTAATTCAAACTTTATTATACCTTTATTTGTACCGTAATCTTCAATACGTTTTAATAATGCATAAAATTCATCAGTATTTTTATAAAGAAATCCTTCATAAAGAAGTAATCCAATGATGGTATTACAGCCATCTTGAACTGCTTTATCAATGTCTTGTTTAATTAATGCTTCAAGTGTTGTGTATATTCGAGTTAGGTCTTGTGTTTCTTCTTCTATAAACCATAATTCAAAATTAATACATCTACCTTTAAATTCCATTAGGCCAGTCATCTTCCCAAACTTGAGGTCCTTTTTTAGGTACAGCAAAGTTTAGATAAGTTTCTATTTTTTCTAAATCATCTTTTGTACGCAGTGCAATAAGTTCATTAGCAAAGTGTAGTTCTACATTATTCTCTAATGCAATATTAAGTAGCTCACTTCTACGTTCTGTATCATCTGTTAGTGCATACATGCTAGATAGTACAATACCATCTGGGCGTTGTTTAATATAATGTTCTAATCCAGGTTGCCAATCCATGTGTTCATTTTCAAATTCATAACTGTTGTATGATATTTTATTTTTTACACAGTAATCATCTATTGGTGATCGTTGCATAGGTAATGGAATATCTTTACTGAATGTACTATTCCACCCAGCATAAGTGATAAACAACTTGCCAGTATAATCTCTTGTATCTGCAACTTCATAATCACCCGGTAAACGCATAAAACCTCCAGGAAGCCTGCGACCCCATTCTTCACCTTCTAATAAGATACGCATATCCATACTAACACGAGTATATCCTTCTATATTATTTACATTACCGTGAATATGTTCTTGAAAAAATAAATGACTTTGTCCTGGATTTAACGTAACGGGCCAACAGTGCTTTATACATTCAGC